GGATATACACGTGGACGAAGAAGCCGAATGGGTGCCGGGAGAACAGGTCTACCTCTGGATGGACCCAGGATACGCAGGAGCATACGCCGTAATGGCGGCTCAAGATATTAACGATCAGATATGTGTCTTCGACGAGGTGTACGAGCAGGGACTCACTACGGACGGGATCATAGATATCGTGACCAATAAGCCGTGGTGGAAGGACGTACACTCGGGAACTATCGATATCGCGGGGTATCAGCACCAGGCTATGTCAGCTCCAGCAGAGCTGTGGATGGACAGAACGGGGATATACCTGGACGCCCAGAAGATACGGATCAACGAAGGAACGGAGAGACTTAAAGGTTTCTTAAAGCCTGACCCCGTCACGCACAGACCTAAAGTAACCTTCTCCCCTAAATGCAGGGGGATACTATCGGAGTTCGGCGCAGTCCCCTCCCCTTTCGACGGACAGACCAGGGCTTATAGGTGGAAAACCGACAGGGAAGGGAATATAGTGGGCGATACGCCCGAAGATAAGAACAATCACGCCGTTAAAGCGGTCATATACGGGCTGGTAAGCCGGTTCGGGTACGGATACGTTAACGGTAAGGACTTTATTAAAGTTAAACGCTGGACCACAAACTAACCGGGGCAAATATGGCAAGGCTAAAACCAGAAGATATTATCGATAAGGTGGACGCTCATTACGAATCTACCCACCCGCTACGTAACCGCATGGACGCTGATCATCAGCTCTATAAGCTGGAAGAGTACGACGCGGGAGACGGGTATAAGTCGTATACGTCTAACGAACCTCAGACATACGCGGATAAGATTATCTCGTGGATGACAGGCGCAGACCTGGTAATACGTATCCCTCCTAACGGTAACCCCCGTAACACCAGGGCGGTTAATAACGATAAGGAGAGGTTTATTATAGGGGCGCTTAGATCCGCTAACGATAGGCTCCGAAATAGACTCGTTCCCTCCCTGAAATCCCAACTCGCATGGTATATAGCCGTAAGGGGTTGGTACTCGGGAAGGGCTATGCTTGTTAAGAAAAAGGACGGAACCACCGTCATTGATATAACACCGTGGGATCCTATGCACACGTACTGGGGCGTTGGGGCAGACGGCCTAGCGTGGGCCTGCTATAAGATCAAGAAAACTAGAACTGAGATCGAAAGCCAATACGGTGTGCGTCTCGGCGATGGCAGGGACGATGACGACGGAGTCGCTGTCTATGACTACTATGACAACGAAAGCAACGTCGTTGTTGTCCCTGGGAGGTTTATTAAGAAGAAAACCCCCCACGGCGCGGAACAAGTCCCAGTATTTCTTGGGCCGGTAGGAGCAACTCCCCTGGTGCAGTCTATGGAATGGTCTTCGATAGAAGATACCCTGGAAGACTATGGGGAGTCAGTGTTCAAGTCCACCAGAGCCCTGTACGAGAAACATAACTTCATGATGTCCGTTATGCTAGAGCTGACGGCCCGCTCCAGAAAACAAGGTCTGAAAGTTAGGAGCAGGGACGGCGCTAAAACCCTGGACGAAGACCCGTATCAGGAAGGTACGGAGATATCTCTGGGGCAAGGGGAAGACATCGAACCCCTGGGACTACTCGAAATGGCCAGAGAGTCAGGGGCGTTCATGGGTCTGGTATCGGGAGAGATGCAGAGAGGGTCTGTACCTCACTCGGTATACGGGGAGCTACAGTTCCAACTGTCAGGATTCGCCATCAATACCCTCAGACAAGGGGTAGAGACAGTCCTGATACCTAGGGTCCAGGCCGTAGAGAGCGCGTATACGCAAATATCTAACCTTCTGTGCGACCAGTACCAGACTGGATCGTTCAAAGCAGTGGAACTAAGCGGTCAGGACAATAACAGGATGTACTTCTCGGAGGAGATCACCCCCGAGAGGATACGAGACGGAGGAGACCCCGAGATAAAGGTCGCTCCGAAACTGCCTGAAGACGATATGTCTCGTTACGGTATGGCCCAGATAGCTAGAGAAGGGCCAACTCCTCTGATGCCAGACCTCTGGATCAGAGATAATATCCTGGGTATACAAGACGCTGACCAGATAGAAGACGCAGTGAAAGAACAAATAGCTGAACGTACCCTGCCGGAAGCAGGGATATGGTCCCTGTACCAGGCCGCTATGAAACAGGGCAGAGAAGACCTGGCACAGATGTATTTCGGAGAGCTGGTTTCTATGCTGTTTGCTAAAGCTAGGAAAATGTCGGATACTCTACAAGGCGGCGGTCAGGGAATGCCCCCGGGACCTCCCTCTGCGGGGAACGGTAATGTGCCATCCGATATTGCAGGCCCTCCGCCGCCACCTCCAGGTCCTCCTCCTATGCCTCCGCCTCAGATGATGCCGCCCGCGGCAGCGGGAATTCCGCCCCCTATGCCTACTCCCCCGACAGGGCCGGTAGGACCGCCTGGGCAACCAAGGCCTGGGGCGTTGTCAGAAGGAGAACGGTTACGTAGAATAGGCCTAGTCGGGCCGAGAGGGTAATAATGCCTACTAAAAAGCAGGAACAAGATCTTATTAAAGCCTTTGGATCTATGCCACAGGATATTATGACTGGGGTTACTCCTCCGTTCGTACAGCAGATGATGGGGCAGGGCGCGCCGGGAAGGCCTGGTAATATAGACCCCAAGCTGATCGAACTGGCAGAGCTGGCGAAACAGGGGAAACTCCCCAATACACCAGGACCTAAAGGCCCTGATCCCGAATACCTACAGGCCATGAAGGCAGGAGCGCCTCCGCCAGTAGCAGCCATGATGGCGTCGAAGGCGGCTAACCAGAAAGTAAACACTGATTTGGAGGGCATGGTAAGAGTAGAACAATCCAGCAGAAAGAACAGGGCTAAACAAGCGGCTCGGGCTCTTATGGCCTCGTTCCCAGAAGCCTCGTTTAGGGGATAAGTAAAATGCCGGTACGTCCTTCGGAAAGCTTCAAAGTAGCTGACTTTAGTACCCATCTAGATAAACAAGTATTAGAGCTATCTAAGGCTTTTGGTGTTAGTACAGGAGAAATATGGGCAGAGTTACGGCTCCTAAATAAGGCTGAAGATAGCCTTGCTCCTACTATGCCTAACCTGCAACAGGAAGTTCTTCCTCCCGTTTCTTATAAGCAGATAGGACAAGGGACTAGTATGTGGGACGTCACCCAAGAGGGAGAGGTACCTTTACCCCACGAGTTCATGGACCCCAGGGCAATACCTATTCCTAGCGCGGCTAGAAGAGCCGCTGAAGCAGAAAAATCCCAAGTAGAAGCGGCTCTGGCAGCACCTATGGGGGAAGGAGAAGAAGCCGAAAGTCCGCTTACACCTACGACAATCACAGCACAGGGTATTAAAAAGTTAATAGAGAATGTACCAGAGGGTGTTTATGGGGCTACCGCCCCTAACGCGTATGATGCTATAGCCCAGAAGTACTTAGGCGCTAATGCTAACGCGCCTATGATGAGATCTAGGCTGGAACTGAGTTATGGACCGTCTCGTGGTAGATGGTATTTACAAAGGTATCTTAATAGACCGAAAGAGTTTAATACCGAGGCAGGAGAAGCATCTACTGGATACGGCCAACGCGGCAGCCCCGAAGATAACAGATACGAATGGCCTGGATGGCTTATGGAGTCGTATCAAAAATCGCCCGAGGAGTTTTACGATCAGGATTCTCAGAAGGATAACTGGGAGTATCTGGTAAAGCTGGGTTCCGAAGGACTAACAGAGGGTAATAAAAGAGTGTTTACCACGGCGGCAAACTCTCTGGAGTACGATCCTCTTTCCCGACCATTTAGGAATAGGATTATTTTGGATATATATGATCCTAGTCCTTTAGGCCAGGGAAGAAGTAACGAATACTACGCGGCGATGGCTGTGGGCAATATAACAGGCGGAAAGCCGGGGGCCTCGGATCCTAAAGGATCGTATAATCAGATGAGGACGAGCGGTCTAGATAGACTATATGATAGATTTTATAAAGAGCAGCTATGGGCAGAAGACGAGGATAGGAGAGGATTTGCCGCTTGGCTTAGTGAGAATGTAGGCGGGAAGTGGGCAGCTACGCCTAGCGCTACGGACCCAACAAAAGGAGGCTTATAGTGCCTTATCAGTGGAATCAACAATCAGGCGAGTGGGAATGGACCGACACAGGACCTAATTACGGACTTGGGCGGGGTGCTACTGAACCCACGTTAGCTCATGGAATAGATCCTTGGCAGGATGTGGGACTCGAACGCCTATACGGTATGGCCGCTAGGGCGGCGTTCCCATCGTTAGAGAGCAGTGACTTACACCAACGTCTGGTATCTAGGTTACAAGATCCGCTTATGGGCCAGTATCAAATGTCCTTTCCTGCTGCGGGTAGATCGGAGGAGGGGTTCCAAAAGTGGCTCATGGGAGAAGATGGAGTCGAGGGCGGCAGCAGGTTTTATGGTCAGCAGGGGGTGCCTGGGGTAGCCCGGCCTGAGTGGGAGCAAATGATAAATGTCGCTAGAACATACGGTCAGGGTAGACCCGAAGCCCTAGAATCTATAGGGATCGATCCAAGGGACGCTCAGGCCGCGTATGATAGGTGGTACGAAACCGGCCCGTTAGGAGTGGACGAGTCCGTTAGAAATATACTCGGGCTGGCTACATTCGATCCTAGGGCGGGGTCTATTTACGGGAGGATGCGTCAGGCGGGATTACAACGTGCCCAAAACAGGTTCTTTGCGGAAAATCCATTTGCTACTAACGTTGATTGGCTAGGACATCTTACTGGGCAGGAAGCGTTAGTGAATCCAGATTACTATGTAGGTAGTACGCCCACTATACCATCAGAAGTAGCAGCTAACGGGGCTCCTACGGGGGTTGGTGCGGTCAATGGTATAGCAGCAAACGTCGATGACGTGCCCCTACCACCTGGCTTCGTGGGCCATGAGGCAATAACACCACCAACGTATCAACCACCAGTGGACGATGTACCCCTACCACCTGGCTGGGGTACGGGCGGTAGAGCAAACGTGCCTTTCATACCACCGTCCACACCACCAACGTATCAACCACCAGTAGACGATGTACCCCTACCACCTGGCTGGGGTAAGCTCACACCACCGTCCACACCACCAACGTATCAACCACCAGTAGACGATGTACCCCTACCACCTGGCTGGGGTAAGCTCACACCACCGTCCACACCACCAACGTATCAACCACCAGTAGACGATGTACCCCTACCACCTGGCTGGGGTAAGCTCACACCACCGTCCACACCACCAACGTATCAACCACCAGTAGACGATGTACCCCTACCACCTGGCTGGGGTACTGGGTATGATCCCATACCCGAACCATTTATTCCTAATCCTACTTTTAACGAGCCAGCAGATTGGGAGTACCTCGACCCTAGTCTTGAAGGTACTTGGTACTAAGTATAATAGGTAAGGTGATATATGCCGCAAGAAAACGATTTTTCACAGTGGTTACCACATGAGCCCAGGGCCGCGTACTATAGCTCGGAACCGTTCGGAGCGGGTCCTTCTGCTGCGTCTCCCTTTGGCGGAGGATATTCTCCAGCCGCCCAGCAATACTGGTCAGGTCAGTACGGCAACGTAATGAACCAGTATGAGGGGGAGTTGGGTAGGGCTATGCGCTTGGGGCAGGAACCACCAATGTCCTTTCACGACTATCTAGGTAAGTACCCTTGGACTGAGAGGTACTCTTCTCTAAGTCCTCGTCTCAGACCAGGAGGCACAACGTCTAGGTTAGCTCCCTCAGTGAGACGATTTTACTAATGCCTAACGGAGAGAAAACTCTTCTCGAACATTGGCAGATAGCTAATAAGTATTATCCTAGCCTACGAAATGTGCCTAATCCTATAGATGAGGCTACAGGCGGATTTACTGACGAGGCTAAAGAGGCTTGGCGTAACAGATCTACTACCCCTCCCGCGGCCCCTACTCAGGCGGCTCCTTTCATGCCCCAAGCTACTACCCCATTTGATCCTATAGTTGGAGATATTAGTAGTACCTTCACCCCTACTATGGTGCCTCCCTCTGTGAGTCCCGAACAGGGACCAGGGGTGTTAGGTAGTATAGGAGAAGTGTTAGAGGCCGGTCCCCCGTGGGCTCGACTAGCTCCTAAAATAGCTCCTCTAGCGTTTAAGCCACTAGAAGCTATACATGAATACGCAGTGAAGCCAACCGTTAGCGGGCGAACTAAATACTTTCCTATGAAGTATGAAGATGACAAGTGGAAGCCCACCTTCGATGCTTATTTAAAGCCAGAAGGAGGAATTGACCCGATGGCCGTCCTTGGCGCTTTTGCTGGGGCTGATCCTGTAACAGAAGCTTTTAATTGGCCCGCGTTAGGTCAGAGAACCATAATGGCTAAAAATGTACGGGAGGAAGCGGAACGTAGAGAAGCGGCTACAGGAAAGCTTCTAAACGAACGGGAACGTAGGAAAATAAGAGAAGAACAATATAAGATGCCTCCATATGTAAGGGGGATGCTTGAAGAGCTTCCTTGGTTTCTTATACCACCTGCAAAGGCGATTAGGGGGGGTCTTCAAGCACGAAAGGCCGCAACAAAGACCCCTTCCTTCCAGCGATACCTAATGGGTGCCACTAGAGAGGCTCTAACCCCTCTTGAGGTATATGAACAGGGAATAGCTAAGACACTAGGATCCGCGGGCCGAAATGTTTTAGGACTACCTCCAACGCCAAAAGGGCTAGTCCCAATAGGCACACGACCCGTCGCACCTAAACCCCCTCCTCCCACCGCTATGCGGGAAGAAGGCTTTAGTGAATTACCGGGAATGAGTGGTTTTTCTATCTATGTAGATGATGTCATAAAGTATCGTGGCAGAGATATGGTTGTTGTTAGACTTCCTGATGGGAAGTTCCAGCCCTTCTACCGTCGCACAGGTAGAGGTGGGGAAGCTAAACACCTAGGGCCAGAACAGTGGGCGCCTTTTGATGGGGTAGTAGATGAGAGTCCCATTCCAGGGGTGTACAAAAAAGGCTGGGTTAACAAGGCCGCATATGTAGGAGAAGGTAGAGAAGATGTTCTGTTTAGATTAGGTACGGTAGAGAACAGAAGAATTAGTAATGCCCTGAAACAAGTAGAAGAATCTTTACCTGAGCCAAAAGATGTAGAGTCTCCAAGGGAAGTGAATGAATGGCTGGGAGTATCTGGGAAACTAGAAGAACAGGGACCTGGAATTGGGAAAGGACCTACCGCACGACCTACCAGACAGGCACAACAGCAGCCCCTTTTGGGAGAAGTGGGGACGGATATAACTGGGTATAATCTCCAGACAGGACCTAATTACGGATCTTTATCCCTCAGGCAGGCTGTACGGATTGGTGACGACGTTGTTTTTGAAGCAGCGGATGGCACTATGGGTGCCGGTAAGGTAACAGGCAAAGGGACGATAGAGATAAATGAAGTACGTAAGCCCTACTTCAACATACGTACCGCTACTGGAGAGGCCGTTAGAAAACCGGCAGAGGCGGTAAGATTGGCTGATGTGCCCACCGCACGGGTAGTACCGGCTACTGATGTTGTACCCACCACGCCCGCACCTAGCGCACCCAAGTCCCTAGGGGTACTTACAGATCAGGAGTTCCAGAAATTAGAGGGCTTATATAAAGATCGTGACGCTATTGGGGAGGCAGACGCCGCCACACATCTTAAAGCGGCAATCGGGAGACTAAAACCGTCCGCGTTAAAGGGGCCTGCTACAAAGGAAGACATTAGGGAGGTAATAAAAAAGGTCTCAGAATCATGGAGTCGTACTGCTGCTTATTATCCAGATATGAGATTAGGGAGTAAAGAAGCTGAGAAAATAATAGGTGACATATATAACAACTTGGCTTGGAAGCGGTACAACCGAGCAAAGAGTTCCGTTGAGAGACATAGACTGGTAGATGAATTAAGTATTTCAGAGGTGCCTAATAATCATCCACTTGCTAGACAGACCCGAGCCATATTCCAAGATATCATGGAAGAAACGCCCAGTACAGAACGCGTATCTGCGTCATATCAGCAATCTCAAAATATTGTTGATGATTATGAAACAGAGCTTATACGAAAATATGGTGAGGACGAATATTTTGAGGCTCTCAATGCCCGCGCTAGAGCGTCAGCTTGGGATGATGTGCCTGATCCTCCCACCGAACGGGTAGTGCAGGAGGTAATCCCTCCTACTCGAGCCGGAGCGACAATAGCAGGCGGTAGATTCAAGCACTTTACTACTCCAGAAGTAAAGGCTCGACTGGAGGCAGGGGAGACTTTTGACCCGACTAGAGTACCTAAACATGGGACAGGAGATTTGGGGAGAGGGCCTAAAGTAGGTAAGTTTGCCGGGAATAGGCTTTATCTTTCTCTGGATGATGAAAGATGGAGCAAGATACACGAGGAAAGTATAAAGGGCAAGGTTGTTCCGTCTACTCCTGAAAACGAGGGGATGGGAGGAACGTCCTTCTTTGACTACGATAAACAACAATGGATGAAGTCTATGGACGAGGACGTCGTAACGACTCTTTCGCCAGTTGAGTTTGAGATATCCCCTATATCAAGGGTACTTGAGCTAGGTTCTATGTCGGATTACGACCGAGTAAAGGATAAGTATGGTTATTTGTTAGAAGAGGTTATTACTACTGGAGAACTATCCGTTTGGGATAGAATCGCCAGAGACTACGATGTTGTGGCTATACGCAATAGCGACGAGATCGTAAAAGCGACTGATAATAAGTTTTTTAGGGCTGTAGGAGGAGACCAGGTTATAGTCTTAAACCCACGAGTAGCTAGGGTTTATACTCCAACCACACCTACCGCCGAACGGGTAGTACCGGCTACTGATCCTCCCATCGCCACACGGCCTACTGTACGGGAGGTTATTGATACTCCCGCTGCGATACCAAAGGAGCTTCCTAAAGTAATACCTACTACGGGGGGTGCTGGAATTCCTCCCACTAGTCCCCCTACGAGGCCTACAGGGGGTTATAAACCGCTTGCCGATATACCTGAAGGATCCCGATTCTTAGCCGATCTCAGGGAGATTACGGATGTTGCTCGTGAGGTAAGATCTATTACTACCCCGGTCATACGTCAGATCGCCCAGTTTTTTGTGAACCCATCTGCGGCAATGGATACTGAAACAGGGAAAATACTAGTTGCCTATTATAGGCAACAGATAGCTATAGACTCGGCTGTTGAGGTGGGTTTAGCCGGAGGCTTAGGGGGTCATGTAAGGGGCATGAGACCATTTATGCGTGGTCGTGAGGCTACTGGAAGAGTAGTACCTAAAATGCTTGGCGCGCTATCTAAAACCATTGCTTGGGAACCGGTTAGGATAAACTCGCAAGGATTCTTCGCTAATACTAAGTACCTTTGGAATGATGTGTTCTCTCGTCCAGATGATCCTAGATGGGCGTCTGAACTGCTACCAGAAGAAAAGGCGTATATAAAAGACTACCTAACATTGGTGGATGAGGCGGAGGCGATACGTATTAGAAGGGGGCTGGCTCCAAGAGGAACGCGATCAAAAGATGGTTGGTTCTATGTACCTAGACAGGTCGAGAGTATAGATAATCTAGAGCTTCTTGGTAAGACTAATCCTAAATTACGCAGGGTATTTGAAGAGGCTACTGTGGGTTACTTCGATATGGGTATTCGTTACTCTAACAGTCCGTATAGGACTCTCGAACTACATCTCAGGGCGTCGTATAAAGAGATACTAGATAAGCAGCTATCTGACGCGTTAGCGCCTCTATCTATAAAGCCTTCAAGGTTAATATCGACTGATATTACTAATGACGCGATTGAGAAAACACGAGAGCTAACAAAAGCTAGAAGAGAAGTTAATCGCTTACGGGTACCACGAGGAAGGCTGCGTAAGGGGATGCCGAGTACTGAGGCGGAAAGGACGTTGAGGAAAGAACTTACGACGCAGCGTCGTAACGCGACTGCTCGTAAAAACAAGGCTGAATCGGCCTATACCTTGTCTAAAAATAGGTACAATAATGCGTTGGATGATGCGAAAGCAAAGCAGTATGCTCCTGGGGAGTTATTCGGTAAAGCCGATAAAGCGATAGTTATAGGAGAATGGAACAAGCGGTTTATGCCCAAAGAGGACGCGGATCTCCTAAAAGAGGCTTTACAGAGTACCCCTAGACGAGGAGTTAGATCTGGTGGGGACGTAGCTAGGTGGTTAGGTCGGGGCTTTGTGAACTTCGTTAACATAACACGTATGATGTCGGCTACTCTTGACTATGCCGCGCCTCTTATACATGGGCTTTTCGTGTTGACAGAAAACCCCGTTATTTGGGCGAAAGCCACTGGGTATCATTATAGGGCTTTCCTGGATCCCACTGTTTACAGCCGATATGTCAGGGATAATCTGGATTCGTTTGCCGAGATGAGCGCAGCAGGGATTCCTACCGGGATGTCTAACGAAATGTTTATCGCCATGCAAGCTGGGCGTGGGGCATCTCCTTTAGCCCTACTGGGTAAGGTTCCTGGTGGTGAAGGGGCACGAAGGGCGGCGAAGGTATTAGAAAAGCAGTCTCTAGGAAGATTCCAGGCGTCGTATTCCGCTATGCTAGGTGTTAGTAGGAATATGCTATGGAAAGCAAATAAGGATAGTTGGGACGGATCTGATGCCGAGCTGGCTGCTTATATAAGGAATCTAACTGGCGGACTGGACACAAGAGCATTAGGAGTCGGTCCCGCACAGCAGAGCGTCGAGTCTGTCATGCTGGCGTTTTCTCCCCGTCTACTTAGATCTACTGTGGCGGTTACGGCAGACGCGCTACGAGGGTTAGTTAATATGGTGCCAGGACGTGCTATTACGGCTCGTCAGGCCGCGTCTTTAAGGAATATAACACGACTTCTCATTGGGGCGGGCATGGTTTATACCCTAGCAGGAATAGCGCTTGGAAAGCCCTGGAAAGACATAGAGAAGGGACTTAATCCTCTGAGTGGCAAGAAACATATGGCGTACTTAATAAATAATGATTGGATTGGGGCAGGAGGACAACAACGAGCCCTATTACAATTCCTATCTTATGCTATAGCAGCTACATATAAAGGGGACATAAACAAATTCCTTACTCCAAATATGATGGACAATCCGATACTACAACTATATATGAGCCGTGGCGCGGTTGGGGTGAATGTGCTAGGGGCTATAGGGGAGGGGTTGTCCAAAGGTAAGATAAACATACTTCCTTATGACCATATAGATTCTGTGCCGGATATCGCCAAACATCTGGGGACCTCGCTCCTTCCTTTTGTCGTGCAAGGTAAGCTAGACGGCGAGGGCGCGATAGCGCAAGCTGCTTCTCAGGCTGGATTCCGCACTAGCGTGATGACCGAAGGCGAGAGAATGGAAAGGCTTGGTAGAGAAGAAGTTCCTGAGATGTTCGAGGGTAAGACGGTAGAAGAGATAAATAGGATACGCGGTTACGAGTCTGGTATATGGAGTGAGAAAGATCTTGACTATACCCCTGAAGAATCTTGGTCAAAGGACCCAAAGACACAAGCCTTGGTAAAAGGCGCTCCAGGATACGCAGAAGCTTCTCGAAAGAAACGAGAAGACACTATAAAATTCAACCCCGCGTTAGGTAGGTATTATGCTCAGGTAGATGAGTATTGGAATACCCTTCTCAAAAAGTTAGAGGAAGCTTGGAAGGCGTCTAACAATGATAAGGAGGAACCAGGCAGACATTACAGAGAGAAACGAACAGCTATATTCGCCGAGTTCTATCTACTAAAGGAACAAGCTAAAAAGATAGCGGCAGAGAATAAGGCTTTTCGTGATATGGACCCAGATGGACCTTATGATGAAGCTAGTGATGTATATAACAGGCTATTGTTTGCCGATGATGGATCGTCAGGGTACTCGGAATGGGCAACGGCCTTATTGGGGTCTTACGATGATACATATGTATATACCCCGCTTGAAGATGAATATGGGATTAACTGGGACGAACGTGAATATAGGAGGGAATACCTTAAAAAGCAGTACAGTCCACAATTCGTAGAAGATATAAAGGCTTTGCATGAAGCGAGTCCTGATAAGCCACTTCCTGACTATGAACTGCAACTTAGGCGGGACAGGGAGTATATAGAAGCTACAGGCTATTGGAATGTAGAAAGAATACTAGCGGAAGATTTAGGTGTCGAAGACGCGTATGACACATATAAATCGCTACTCAGACAAAATAAACCGGCAGAGGCCAAAGATTATATTCGGACAAAGGGACCTAGCGACCTAATTTATGTGGTAGGAGGAAGAAGTAGAGCCCAAAAAGGAATGCGAAATAAGGATCCATATCTAAAAGGGCTTATTGAAAAATACGGATACTATTAGATCTGAGTACCTTATATAGAGGTAGGGTTCTTGACAACCACTATATATAGTATGTAGCCTTGGGTACTTAGGAGGGATATATACTTATGGTAACTGAAAACTTAGACCAAGCACCGGCAACAGATAGTCCTGCTACTACAGAGGACACACAACCTGTCGCTGATACTACGCAGGATAATCTCACTGAGGTTCCTAACGCGGAAACAGATACTACTCCTACTGAGGAGCAGCCATCTGGGAATCAGCCTCTTACATCTGGAGTTCCACCTACGGTGCCTACGGCTCTTCCAGATCAACCTCCTCCACAGACACCGCCCGCGTATACTCCTCAGCAGATAACTAAGATGCAGCAGGACGCTGCTCAGTACGCTCAGGTACAACAGCAGGCGGCGTTACAAAACCAAGCGGATTCGTATAAGC